GGAAGATACGGTAGTACTGGTTACTGCGATTTGCAGCCAGACCGTCTGCAGGTGCTGCACCAACGAATGGGTTTGAAGCCATGCCGTAGCGTGTCTTGAAACCAATCTTAGGCTGGAAGCTATCTTCCCCGACTGCACGAACCATTGTGAGTGGTACGTATGGGCAGTAGAAGAGACCTGCGTCGTATGGGTTAGTACCCTTATAACCTACGTTGACATAGTCTGTTGAGGCATATGGGTCAATGTAAACACGAGTCCGACCGTTCATTACACCGGCAAAAGTATTGCCTGTGTCGTCTACGTTCAGGTTTGTTGACATTGCAGGTGAGTAGTCCAGCATGCCTGAAGCTGCAAGAGCAGATGCAACGTCTGAAGAACAGACGATGAAGTTACCCTTACCGCGGCGTGTTTCTTTAGCAATTGTGTTTGCTTCACGCTCGATCTGTACGATCAGGCCTTTAAACTTCTCAACTGACCAGCGGCCATCAGCGTCTGATGACAAGTCAAAGATACCTTTTGTGGTAACGTTGGCTTGACGTGCACCGATTTTAGCTTGTGCGTTGATTGTGCGAATTACTTCACGGTTGATTTCAGCAAGAATTTCTGTTGACAGAATGTTTGCCAGCTCTGTTTCAGCATCCAAGCCATGAATAGCTTTGAGATCCTGAGCCAGTTCCAGTGTGTATTCTGCTTTCAGAGCACGTGACTTTGCAGTCACAGTTGCTTTTTCAATGGTGAAGCCCATTTCTGCAAATGCTTCGCCTGAGCCATCGCCCAATGCTTCAGCTTCTGCAGTTGTGTATGCATCGCCAGTTGTTGGTACGTATGAAGTATCTGAATCGACGATTGAACTATCTACATCTGTATCGGTGATACCAGAAAGACCTGAAGGACCTTCTGAACCGCCTGAAGATGTTGATGAGTCACCTGAGTAGTTAACAGGTGCTTCGTTAAACAGTGCTTCACTGCCGTTTGATACGCCAGCTTTTGAAGTCTTAAATGTTGACTTCATGGCGAAGATTAAGCCTGTTGGACCAGACATTGGCTGGACACCACAGACATCATATGCCATAAGGTTAGGCATAGCACGACGTACGAGAGCAATCAGAACTGGGTTCCAGTTAGCAACGTTTGCTACGTTGTTGGCTGGAGCAGCTTCGTTCAGCATGCCTTCTTCGCGCAATGCGATTTCTTGGTTTTCCAGAACAGCAGCTGTTACTGCTTTCCGGTGCGCGTCTTTAATAGAACCAGCAGACTCTTCATTCAGTACTGGTGCCCATTTTTCGACGAGCTTATCGTAAGATACTAGATTTTGCATCGTTTCCGAGCTCCTTAATTTTTGGTTTGTCTCTTAATGGCAGAGAGATACTGTGACATTGAATCAGAAGCTTCTACTTCGTATGCGTCTTCTTCATCGATTGCTTCTTCAGTAACTGCAGCAGCCTTTTTAAAGTAAGATTCTTTTACAGTAGTAACTTTTTCAGCAAAGGTTTCTTCACTGTCGAAGTCAATATCTGCAACAAGAGTCTTGAGTTTTTCAACTTGAGTTTCTGCAAGATCACGTGATGCTTCACGGATAACCGCTTCGCGTTGATAACCTTCCAGTTGCTCTGCCATTTCGATGGCTTTACCAGTCTGATCGTTAAGTTTCTCTTCGAGTTCCTCAACTTCAGATGCTAGTTCATCGACTAGGTCGACTTTCGACTCAGGCACTTCGATATATGATTCTGTAAACAGATCTTTCAGAGAGTTCATGAACTTCTCTGCAATTTCTGCTCGCATACCAGATTCGATAGCAACCTTGTTGTCGTCCATCCACTGTTCGACTACGTAGTTCAGGTATGAATCTACCTTTTCTACAAGATCTTCTTTGGTCGTCTTAACTTCTTCAGCCAGTTCTTCTTCGTACTTAGCTTCTAGACGATCAATCTCTTCTGAAAGCTTTGATTTAATCGCAGCTTCGAAGATTGTTTCAGCTTTTGCTTTAAACTCATCAGATAATGTCGCTTCTTCATTTACCAATGCATTCAGATCATCAGAGAAATCTGCTTGATAATGAATGTCTTGCTTTTCAGCAATTGATTCACCTTCAAACTGATCTTCTTCTACGCTGTCCATCATGTTACCGTATGCAGCCTGAAGATCATGCTTTTTCATAGCATTCATCTTAGTATACATAGCGTTAATCATAGCAGCCTTTGTCTTTGGCATTGGATCCTGCTTAGTGCTGTCGGTCGAACGCTTTGCAGCACTCGGTCCGGCATCGCCAGCAGCATCGGCAGAAGCGACTGATTGAGCTTCAGCATTTTTAGGATCGTGACCCATTGCTTCCATGACTTCGTTCTCGTCATCATGGAGTTCAATGTCCTGATCTTCAATGTTTTCTTTATCAGTCATTTAATTGACTCCTTATTATTTAGATTTGAGTAACGAGAGGAAATTCTTGAACTCACGAACCTGTGTCTCATAGAGATTAGTACGCGGAGCCTTCTTAATTTCAGTCTCCATTTTTTCAATAGCTTGTGCTTCAATAATGCCGTTATTCCATACCCACTCTACGCCTTCCATGATCCCATTAACAAATGCGCCAGGAGCAGATGGATCTTGAACAATGTCAATAGCATTGAGTAGAAAATCTTCTTTTACTACCATAGCGCCATTTTGTTGCATCAAACTTCCCATACCACGAGTCGAAACGCCCAGTCCTACACCACCGTCGAGTAAACCTTGTACGATCATACCCATTGGAGTCTCTAGGATTGTGGCTCTTCCCATAACATCGTTTCCCTTGAATTCAAGTTTTTC